CCGCAAAACCAAAAAGACAATTTTTAATCGTCTTCATCTTCTTCTTTTTCTTCATCTCCCATATCAAGATCAACATCTTCATCGTCTTCCTGTTCTTCTTCAGCATCTGCTTCTGGCGGCTCTGGCTCTTTTGTCTTTGATGATTTTTTTGCAGGTTTTTCTTCTTCGTCTTCATCATCATCTTTTTTCTTTTTTGCATTTGCTTTTTTGCCCTGCCACATTGGAGCATCTTCATCTTCATCATCTGCCGGTTTTTCCGTTTTCTTTTTTGTTTCTTTTTTGCCTTCCGCTTTTTCGGTTTTTGCAGGCTCTTTTGTTTCCGGCTTTTCTTCATCATTTGAAAGTGTCGCCATAAGATGTATTGAATTTTCTGTTGTAAAAATCATGCGAGGGGTATTTCCTTCTCTTTCAAAAATATAGAATGACATTGACCTTCTCGCCGCAAATAAAATCATTGCAGTATCAACATACAATTCAAATGGAGTAAATGTCGGTGGTTCGTCTTTCCATGCAACTTTTTCTTCAAATTTACCCGCAATTCTCTCCGATGAAACAACAATCCGCTTTGGAGAAATTAAAAGCCTTACCGCTCTACTGTCTGAAATGTCAAGATAAAAACTTGACGCTCTATCAATCGCATCAAATAATTCTTTCGGGAATGTTGCAGCGACTGCATTTTTTGTCTTTTTATGTGTTTCAAGTAATGTAATGATTTTTTCATACGGCCACTTTTCTGCATTTAATGTCTTAACTGAAAATGTGGTATTATCCGCAGTCTTAAAATGTGCCCATGTGCCTTTTAATTGAATATGTGTCAATACACCAACTTTCAATAATTCACCTGCACTGGCATCGGAAATCCAAAAGTTTTCAAATTCTGCACCTTTGTATTTAAAATGATTAACTTGAAAACCATCCGATGAAATTATTTCTTTTGAAGTGATAAATAAACCGGAAATAGCATTTTTGTTATTTGACATTCTGCACACTCCCAGCCCTTGCGTAAATTCTGGAGTAATTTCAAGCCATTTCTTCTTATCCGGCTTAATATTTTCAAATCGCTCTGTAAAATCGCCGGACATTAAAGTCAATTCAACTTTCGCTTTTCCTGACTTTAAAATCCATTTTTCATTTTCAACAGTAAATTCGATTAAATCCCCATTGAACTTATTGATGATACCGTAAAATTCTTCTGCTCTTACTGCACCATCAATACCTTCTTCTAAAAGCCCTTCGGACTTTACAGGCACTGAAACGGAAATGACATCGTTATATGAAAATACAAATCCATTGTTGAATACAAATAAATCTGCACCTTCTAAAACTTTGTTTCCGTTTTCAATTCCGGGTAGGCACTGTTTCAATGCCTTCAATAATTCCGTTCTCTTTACATTCATTTAATTTTTCTCCTTCTAATGATCTATATCCGAGTGCAACTGCACAATCGAAACAATATGAAAGAAACTTCCAACTATTCTCTTTTGAAGGGTCAACATTGAACCATTTATTTTTACGTTCATATTCAGTAACCTCTGGAATATTCAATGAATAAACTTCAATTTCTTCTACAACAAATCCGCAATGATCACATGAAAGATGACATACTGTAAAACCATCATCACCTTTTTTCCAAGTAAACCCCAAATCATTACTCCTTATTTATTATTATAGATTTTATTTTTCCTTGCCTTCAAAACTCCTTTCGCAAATTCATCTGGAGTGTCATTGATAAATTCAGCATTTTCAACACCGTCTAATACTTGTTTTTGATTGGCATAACCAATTCTTACATTTTCAATGACATCTTCATCAATCGTATTTGTAATAATTAAGTAATAGGCAATTATTTTATCTGCTTTTTGCCCAATTCTATGTATTCGATCTTCCGCTTGTTCATGTTCAGTTGCAGTATCACCTAACTCTACAAATGCGACTGCACTAGCGGCAGTCAATGTTATTCCAACACCGCCAGATCGTATTTGTAATACTGCTAATTTTATTTTTTTATTATTTTGAAATTGATCAACTATTCCTTGTCTTTTATTACTCGGAGTTTCACCATTTATTCCAACTACAATACCTTCAAATTGTTTCATTAAATTATGAAAACTATCACGATGATAAACAAAAACAACTAATTTATTATTGACTTCTAAATAATCTTTAATCCACTGTATGCAACTATTTATTTTTATATAATAAGTCATTTTCTTTAAATCTTGATATGTTTGTTTTTCATTTATTATTTTTCCGCCGAGCATAACCATTTCATCGTTATAATATTTCTGTAATAATTTTTTATCTGGTTTCATCGGTACTATTGATTTAATTTTTGGTGGTAATTCATCAAGTACATCTGCTTTTAATCTGCGAAGCATTATTTTACTAATTAATTTATGTAATACATCTCCATCACTTAATCCTCTAAACTCCCAGCCAAATCTAGTTTTTATTGGATCGCAGAATTGCATTTTATATCGCCATTCATTATTGAATGTTCTATTATCTGTCAAATGTAAAACAGGATAAAATTGCCTCGTTGCAGATGTATATGGAGTTCCCGATAAAAATATTCTTCTTGCACTTTTTATTTCTTTACATATATCAATTACACATTGCGTTCTTGCAGTTTCCATTTCTCCAATAAATTGACATTCATCGCAGATTATGTCTTTAAATGGTATCTGTTTTAAAATATCAACCCAGCCAGAAGGATGTATAATTTTTTTCTTATACGGCAGTTTTAATTTTTTTGCTTGTTTAATTCTTTCTTTTTCATATTCAACTTCTAATTTGTCTTTTCTGCCGAGTATATCATAATTAAGTATTACAACTGGAAATTCATCTAATAAGCCTTGAATAGGATACGGAGTTAAACCTTCTAAAACAATACTTTTCTTTTTTGTCCATGTATAAATCTCTTTTTCCCAATTCAATTTTAATGACGCTGGGCATATAATCAATGCCGGAAAAACATTTTTAAAAAATAAATATGCTCCAATCTGCACTGATTTTCCCAATCCCATTTCATCACCTAAAATAAAATGTTTATTGTATTTCAACATCCAATAAACACCACTTTCTTGATACTTTCTTAATGTTAATGGTTTTAAAAGTGCAAATTGTGCCATTATATTAAAATCAATTGAACTATCATCTATTTTAACTTGTGCAATTTTATTTAAAAATATTTTAGCACTGGCATCAAAATCTAAATTCATGTTATATAATATTCTGGCTATTCTTTTTGTAGGCGGTAATGACATTATTCCAACTTCATGTGCATAATCAAAATATTGCGCTTCTTCTGCAATTTTAATTATTCTTTTATATATCTTTTTATTTAATTTGACATTTAATCTTTCACCATCAAAAAAGACATCATACATATTATTGACCCTGTTTTTTTCTTAATAATGGACATTTAACAGGAGACTCGTTTTTATTAAAACAATAACTGGGAAGATTTATTAAAACAGTACCTTTTAATAAATCGCATTCATTATCTGGACATTTTCTTTCTTTTTTTCTTTTATTACATATATCGAAAGTGCATAACTTTCTACATTTACAGATTTTACAATTGGTTAATTTTCTTTCAGTTCTTGGAGTAAATAATTCCGATAGTTTTTTATAATCAATTGGATTATTTGATTTTGGTAATTCACCCATTTTGAACTTCCTTTTTTGGATATGGTTTTTGTTTTTTCAATACTAATTTTCTAATCTGTTTATCAAATGGGAAAATATAAGTATGTTTATTCATTGCTTTTACAGATTTAAAACCCAATTCTAAACTTGTATATTTTCCGCCCATTCTTTCTTTCATTTGTGATACAGAGCGACCATGAAATCTTTTACCTGTTGAAATTTGTTCATATTCACTGCTTTCACTTTCACCAATATAAATCCAATTTGTTGCCTGATATATAACTCCTATATGTGCCTGTTTAGTATCTGCATACGAAAATAAACATTTTAAACATACTGCGTCTTTTTTAACTTCTCGCATTGCCATTCCAACTGCTCTTGATGTTGCATTATGTCCTTGCTTTCCGTTCAATGCTACTCTTTGAAGTTCTAAACATGTGCCAGTGATACAGTCAAGACTTCCTGCCATTCTGTTATTTGCACCTAGACCGAATAAAATACAACCGCACCATTCATTTTCATAATTGTAGATATTATAAGCGTATGAATATGCAGGCACACTTTGTGCATAATGAAAGTAAAGACAAGAATATTTAATGGCATCTGCGCTGGCTCTTGTAATTCTCATGCGCTTATTACAACCCTTTTCTTTTCAATTTTCATTTTTTCAAATACCCTTACAATTTCACATACTTCTTCTTTAGATTTACAATTTACTTTTACATATAATTGTTTATCATCTGCATTTGTTTCATCTAACACATCAGGTAGTAATGTGTTAATGTCAACATCAAATAGTGCGTCTTTGCCCAGTGATACGCTTTTTTCAATCATCTTCCAGAACTCCCAAATTCTTTTTTTTTGTTACTGCATTTTTACAGTTCGCTTTCATCTGTTTGTAATAACTTTCTTTTAATTCAATTGCTATTGCTTTTCTACCCATTTCAATTGCAATTACAGGCTCCGAGCCAATGCCACCAAATGGAGATAAAACAACATCATTTTTATTTGTCCATAATTCTAAAGCACGTCTAATAACATCTAATTGCAATGGTGCAATATGTTTTTCATCTTTTTCATCTCTGGCAGACCGATACTGTAATGTATCTGTTTGATTTATGTCCATCCAAACAGGTGAAGCATAACGCCGCCAAACTTGATGTGAATAAACAGATTTTTTTCCATCTGGTATTTTTTCATCTCCAATATAATTTGTAAAACCTTCTGAATGACTTATTGGTTCTGGATTTACACCTAACTTTCTGAATGTCAATAAATAATCTGCTATTCCATTTCTACAATCTGCACTATCTTTTACAATTGTTTTATGTAATAGTGCATGTGTTTTTGTTCTAACTGCCGCTAGTAATGGGTCTTTCCATATTGTTACTCTTGAATGATAATTAAATCCAATCTCTTGAAATAATCTTATTAAATCACCCGGAAAATCTATCAATCCAACATAACCATTATTTACATAAGTAGTTGCTAAATCCATACAATGTACAGACATCAATCTTCCCGGCATTAAAACTCTATACAATTCTTTTGCAATGAATTTAAATTGTTCAAAAAATTCATTTGTATTTGTACAATTACTTAAATCTCGTTCACTGTTTGAAAATGTATATAAACTAGCAAATGGCGGACTATAAATTGAATAATGAATTGTATTATCTGGAATACCTTTTAATACTTCGCAACTATCACCATGATATATTGCATAATCATTTGTTATGTGTTGATCTAATACATTTATTTCTTTCAAAATAATTTACCTGCCTTTTTATAGTTTTTGTCATTTTTCCATAACATAAAATCATCAAAGTCTTTAGCGGCTCTGATATAATAATGACTGTTTGTATACACTTGTAAATCTTTATATTTTTGATCTGCATTATCTTTTTCATACACCATTACATAAGGAATAACATTCATATCTCGCAATACATAAACTCTATGTAAATCCTGTTCAAATGTTGTATTAAAATTAGTTAAAACATATACAGTAATTTTCGATCTGTTATAGCCTGTTATATTCATAAACATTTTTAAATTTTCAATAATTATTTTTTCATCTTCAAACTTATCCCATGCAAAATGAATTCTTTTTACTTTAATATTCTTTATTGCTTCAACTTTATTTTCAGTCAATAATCGCAAATCCAATCCTTGAGTAAAATCAATATATGCTTTTGTTTCTGCTAACTCATTAAATAATTCAATACAATTTATTGACGCTGTTATATTCGGATCAAGTAATTTAATATTTTTTTGACCATTCCAGAATTGACTTAATTTATATAATTGTTTAGTTTTATTTCCTTCTTTTTCCGACACTATGCAAAAATAACAACCTCTTGGACAGCCTCTAGTTAAATAACCGTATGCTGTATCTGTTATATCATAAAGAGAATAATCAGGATAAATATTATCAATTT